AATCGCTGTCGTTAAAGTTAATCCTGATGGTTGGTACGTTGATAACATTATACATGGGCGGTGGGAGCTTAACGAGACTGCCACCAAGATTTTTCAGGCCGTTAGAGACTACAGACCCATCAGCGTTGGTATTGAAAAAGGAATTGCCAAACAAGCTGTAATGTCTCCGCTTACTGATTTGATGAAGCGGTACGGTACTTTTTTTAGAGTAGAAGAACTTACTCATGGTAACAAAAAGAAAACTGACAGAGTTATGTGGGCGTTACAAGGACGATTTGAAAACGGCTATGTTAGTTTAAACAAAGGAGAGTGGAACAACAGATTTTTAGATCAACTTTTTCAGTTTCCAGATGCGCTAACACACGATGACTTAGTTGATGCTTTAGCGTACATAGATCAATTAGCACAAGTAGCATATGACTACGACTACGAAATTGATGACCACGAAATATTAGATGTAGTAGCAGGATATTAACATGAGTTTGTTTTGGAAAGAGTTTACAAAAGACATAAACTCACAAAAAGTTTGGCGACCTTTTAATACCTACGGAATATACGCAATCAGTGCTGTAGTGGCTTTTATACTTATCTACAGCATTGCTGCACTTTAAGGAAAACAAAATGGCAGAAGAAATTTATAGCCCAGACCCGCTAATGATCCAAGAATCTTTAGAAGAGTGGGTAATGACGAAGTGTGAAAACTGGCGTGATTACTTTGAATCAAACTATGAAGAGCGTTTTGAAGAATACTATCGTTTGTGGCGAGGTCAATGGGATTCTTCTGATTCTCAACGTGCGTCTGAACGCTCAAGAATTATTTCGCCAGCCCTTCAACAAGCCGTAGAATCTAACGTAGCTGAACTAGAAGAAGCTACTTTTGGTCGTGGTAAGTTTTTTGACATTGTAGATGACACTAATGATCAGGAGCGTCAAGACATTGCTTATTTGCGTAAAAAACTCAATGAAGACTTTGAGATGTGCAAAGTACGTAAGGCGGTGGCGGAGTGTCTTATTAATTCTGCTGTATTTGGCACTGGCATTGGTGAAGTTATTCTTGAAGAAGTAAAGGATATGGCTCCTGCTACTCAACCTCTTATGGAAGGTGATTTACAAGCAGTAGGGGTAAATGTTACTGATCGTGTTGTTGTAAAACTAAAACCTGTACTTCCTCAAAACTTTTTAATTGATCCTGTTGCTACGTCAGTTGAAGATGCTTACGGTGTAGCTATTGATGAGTTTGTAAGCAAACACAGCGTTGAGTTACTTCAAGAGCAAGGAATATACCGTGAAGGTTTTGTTGAATCTGCAGCAGCAGATACTGATTTAGAACCAGATCAAGACCTTACTATTTACAACGATGACAAAGTACGATTAACAAAGTATTATGGACTTGTTCCTCGTGAATTGTTAGAAGAAGAAGGTGTAGACGTAGAAGAAGATTCTATGTACGTCGAAGCTATTGTTGTTATTGCTAATGGTGGTACGCTCCTTAAAGCTGAAGCTAACCCCTACATGATGAACGACCGCCCTGTAGTTGCTTTTCCTTGGGATGTAGTTCCCGGACGCTTCTGGGGCCGTGGTGTTTGTGAGAAAGGCTATAACAGCCAGAAAGCGCTTGATACAGAGCTACGAGCGCGTATTGATGCCCTAAGCCTCACTATCCACCCAATGCTCGCTGTGGACGCTACACGGCTTCCTAGAGGGGCTAAACCAGAAGTACGTCCGGGCAAAATGCTTTTGACTAACGGAGATCCGCGTGAAGTACTACAACCGTTTAATTTTGGACAAGTTGGACAAATCACGTTTGCACAAGCAGCATCTCTTCAGCAGATGGTTCAACAAGCTACAGGCGCGGTGGACTCTGCTGGTATCGCAGGTCAGGTTAATGGTGAAGCAACAGCCGCTGGTATCAGTATGTCTCTCGGCGCTATTATCAAGCGCCATAAGCGTACTCTTATTAACTTCCAGCAGTCTTTTCTTTTGCCTTTCGTAACCAAAGCTGCACACCGATATATGCAGTTTGACCCTGAAAGCTACCCCGTAGCGGACTACAAATTTGTTCCTACAAGTACATTAGGAATTATTGCTCGTGAGTATGAAGTTACGCAGTTAGTTCAGTTGCTTCAAACTATGCAACAGGATAGTCCTTTGTATCCTGTATTAATCCAAAGCATTATTGACAACATGAATTTGTCTAATCGTGAAGAACTTATTGCAGCTATGCAACAAGCTAATCAGCCTAATCCTCAAGCACAGCAAATGGCTATGCAGGCACAGCAAGCTCAAATGGAGTTCCAACAAAGTCAAACAAATGCTCTTAACGCACAAGCTGCTGAGTCTCAAGCACGAGCAGGTAAGATTTCTGTTGAAGCACAGCTTGCACCGCAAGAACTTGAAATTGATAAGTTAGACGCTATTACTCGTAACCTAAAAGAAGGTGACGCAGAAGACAAAGAATTTGAACGCAGGCTTAAAGTTGCAGATAGATTATTACAGGAAAAGAAAGTAAAAGGTAATACTAATGTTAATGACACAAACCGAAATCAACAACCTGCTCAAACAAGTCAACGAGGCGTTCAAGGACCAGCAGGACAAGATCAACAGTTTGCAAACACAATTAGACAGCTTGGAGGCGAAGGTTAATGCCCAAGAAAAAAGACCCAAAGCTAACACGAGCGGGAGTAAGCGGGTACAACAAGCCAAAACGAACTCCTAACCACCCTACTAAAAAGTTTGTAGTAGTTGCTAAAGAAGGCGACAAAACAAAACTTATTAGGTTTGGTGATGCCAAAATGACAATTAAAAAAGATCAACCTGCTCGTCGTAAATCTTTTAGGGCTAGACATAAATGTGATACAAATCCTCCAAGTAAGTTGTCAGCTAGATACTGGTCTTGTAAAAAATGGTAACAGAAGTACAACCTATTAGTTCTATTCCTACGCAATACACAGAACGACACGTAACGTACAAAGTATGGGACGGTCAGTTAGTAGAAGGCACAGAAAAAGTAAGGACTACAACAACGGACGTTACAGTGTACGACCATGAGGGTCACGTAACAACAAACGCCAAAGTTTATACAAGTGAGTACTACGCATGAAAGTTTCAGCACCAAAGGGTTATCACTGGATGAAAAGTGGTAAAAGTTACAAGTTAATGAAAGATCCTGCAGGCGGTTACAAACCTCATAAGGGTGCGTCTAAGTCTGCAAATTTTGAAGTCCAAAAAGTCCACAAAGGTAAATAAGGAGAATGTAATGGGTTACGGAATGGGTGCATATAAGTCTAAACCTAAAAAGAAAAAGAAAAAGAAGGTGAAGAAATAATGCCAAAAGGTAAAAAAGGTTATTCAGCCAAACAAAAGAAAATAGCTCGTGTAGCTTCACCACGAAACAAAATTACAGGGGCTGACTTTAAGGGGTTACGTAATCGTGGCAAAGGCAAAAAGTAAAACAAAGAAAAGCACTATACCTGCTAACGTAAAGAACAAAGCTCTTTACTCTAGGGTTAAATCAGAAGCCAAGCGAAAGTTTGATGTGTACCCTAGTGCGTACGCTAATGCTTGGCTGGTCAAGACGTACAAGAAGCGTGGTGGCACTTATGCCTAAGACCAAAGGCGGCTTGACTAAATGGTTCAAAGAAGATTGGGTTGACATAAAGACCGGAAAGAAGTGTGGTCGTAAAAAAGCCAAGGGGTCTAAGCGTCCTTACCCAGCCTGTAGGCCAAAAGCAGTAGCTGCCAAAATGACCAAAGCAGAAAAAGAAGCAGCAAAGCGTAAGAAAAAAGGACCAAAAGCTATTAAATATGCAGTAACAGCGTCAGGACGTAGACGTAAAACTAACAAAAAAAGGTCTTGACAACTTTATAAAAATATGTTATAATAGGAGTATTAGAGATAACCTTATGGCCTCACTAGATACAGAAACTCAACAGTATTACGATAACTACTTCAACCTGTTCCAAACAGATGGATGGAAACAGTTAATTGAAGAACTTCAACAAAATGCTTTAGTGATTAACAGCGTAGAAGCTACTAAAGATTCAAATGATTTATATATGCGTAAAGGACAAATAAATGTCTTAGCATATATTTTAAATTTAGAATCTACTACTAATAATAATTACGACGAGCTTAACACAAATAATGATTAAAGTATTTGACTTCCGTTGTACTAACGGACACATCTTTGAAGATTTTGTAGATAGTACTTGCACAACCACTAGGTGCGGTTGTGGTGCTAACGCTACAAAGATCGTTTCAGCAACACCGTGCATACTCGACGGTTCTACTGGTGACTTTCCCGGAAGACACATGAAGTGGGTACGAGAACACGAAGAAGCTGGGCGAAAGGGTAGGGAAGCTCGTGAGAGTCAATCCCAATAATAATAATCTCCATAACCTAAAAAGGCGGGGTAACTTTAGTGATGTCAAGAGCGACAATTATTGATGAGCGTCCAGAAGAGGAACTAGAAACAACAGACCAACTCGACACACAGGATACAGTAGAGACTCCTCAAGAAGAGGAACAACCTCAAGAACCTGATATTCCAGAAAAGTACCAAGGTAAATCTGTAGAAGAACTTGTACAGATGCACCAAGAGCTTGAAAAGTTTTCAGGCAAACAGAGTACGGAAGTGGGTGAGCTACGTAAAGTTGTAGATGGTTACATTCAGACAGAACTCACAAATCAACCAGCACCTCAACAACAGCAACAAGAAGACGAAGAAGTAGATTTTTTTATAGATCCACAAACTGCTGTAAACAAAGCAATAGATAACCACCCTAAGATCAAAGAAGCAGAGGCTTACACTCAACAGTATAAACAACAGGCTACTCTTGCACAGCTTAAAGCTAATCATCCAGAAATGGATACTATATTGCAAGACCCTAAGTTTGCTGAGTGGATTAAGGGATCAAAGGTTAGAACTAAATTGTTTGTAGAAGCAGACCAAAGGTACGATTATGATTCTGCTGACGAACTTTTTACGCTTTGGAAAGAACGTAATCAAGTGGTTCAGCAAACGGCTCAAGCAGAAAAAGAAGCCCGTAAGAGTTCCGTAAAGTCTGCAGCAACAGGCAACGCCCGTGGTACAGCAGAAGGATCGCGTAGGAAAGTCTATCGTCGTGCTGACATTATTAAACTTATGAAAACCGACCCAGAGCGTTACAACGCTTTGTCAGACGAGATCTTACAAGCATACGCAGAAGGTCGGGTTAAATAGCCTTTTAAGGAGATAACTCATGGCTACAGCAACTTATCCCGGCGCGGCGGGTAATACCGCCCTAACAGAAGCGGCAACTTTTGTACCAGAAATCTGGTCAGATGAAATTATTGCCTCTTATCAAAAGAACTTGAAGATGGCTCCCCTTGTCAAGCGTCTTGCTATGACCGGCAAAAAGGGTGACGTTATTCACATTCCTAAGCCCACTCGTGGTGATGCCAACGCTAAGGCGGCTGACACTGCGGTAACGATCATTGCTAACACAGAGTCAGAGTTGCAGGTTACTATTAACCGTCACTTTGAGTACTCACGTCTGATTGAGGACATCGTAGAGGTACAGGCACTGTCATCTCTGCGTCAGTTCTACACTGAAGACGCTGGCTACGCTCTGGCTGTACAGGTTGACAACGACCTTCACGCGGCTG